TGACGGCCGGAAGATTCTCTTCCAATGCGGCCATTATCCTGGATTGTTTGTTTTCAGAATGCATAATATAGACGAATGCATTATGATAATTAGTCAGCAAAAATCATTAAATGTATAGGATTATTAGATAATTGCAACCCGCCGCCGGCGGACGCGGCATTTGTAATTGTAATACTGCTAGTTGTAGTTTCAAGAACACTCACATATCCAGTTCCAGCATTAGCCGTAACCACATAATTGGCATTTGGCAATGCATTAGAAAACGTCAATTTGAATCTATTACTGCCAGAGTTTGTGATATTTATGATATTATAGCTTGATAAAACGTTATTAGTCCAATTGATAGTTTCAGTCAGACCAGCGTTGGTAGGACTGATGTAATTAGTGGCTATAGATGGATTATTAGTATGCCATCTGAATTTAATTTTTGCTGCCATTCCATTCCATGCGGTTGATTGTATATTAGTCAATCCAACCCCGTTACCATAGAAACCGCCGTCCACTTTAATTCCACCAGTCACATAGTTGGATGCACCGGTAATAGTACCATCCGCTTTAATTCCACCAGTCACATAGTTGGATGCACCGGTAATAGTACCATCCGCTTTAATTCCACCAGTCACATAGTTGGATGTGCCATACAGAGTACCACCAGACTTAATTCCGCTTACGGTTCCATCTGCCGAAAAGAATGCAAATTCATTATTAAGAGTATTAGTGTAATTGCTTGGAATTTTACCACCAATTATTGAATTAAATGCCGTGATATCAATATTAGTACTGTTCAATTGTCTGATACCTACCAAAGAACCCCAGTATGCTTTAATGATAATATTGCTACTATCTGACAAATACATTGCCGCTTTACTTGCATCAGATATCTCAAAAGTAGAATTAGTCAGATTCACAGTACTCAATGAAGTGTCAGCTCCATATTGACTATTAAATGTATTTCCGATACTATTTCGTTCTGCCCAGAAATTTAATGAAGCTGATCGCTTAGTACCTGCAATATTATTACGGCTTTGAAAATTATACGAATTATCAGTATCTCGTTGCCATCCAGTAAATGCACCTTGTACAAATGCCGAGTCTTGGAGCGAGATACGATTGCTATAAGCATTATTGCCAAATCCACTTAACAAGAGCGATGATAGGTACGCTTCATTTGTATTGTATCTAATACTACCAGTAGTATTGCCATTGTTGTCGCCCATTGTAGTTTTAATCTCAGATGCATACAAAGCTTTATTATAATTGTTTGAAACTTGAGTTGCAGGATTAGCGCTATCCGCAAAAAATAAAGAAGCTTCTGAAGCATGAGCAATTGAATTGGTATTATATGATGCGCGTGAGGCGATGACTCGTAGAGTAGAAGCCATATATGATTCAAAATGATTATTTGTTAAATTATCACCGCTTATAATAGCCATGTTTGCACCGTAATTATTCAAAAGAGCATTACGATTTTTATCTTCGGTTGACAATCCATTAGCCTCTATATAAAGACCCTTTAGATAATTATCACTTTGAATTGTACCAGCAGACTTAATTCCGCCACTGCCGTTGATCCATTGATATGACGAATTATTTTGAAAAGGCTGTGTCCATTTATTAGTTCCAGTGGTCGTGGTAGTCAACATATAACCGTCGGTAACAGATGGCGCTAAAGCGATCGAGGCGATATGACCATTTGTAGTACCACCAACAATAGAAGAACCTTTGATATTGGTCAGACCATAACCATTTCCAGTAATACCCACATTATTCGTCCACACGTCACTCAATGGATTATTGACAATACCAGTGACACTGATACCAGATAAGAACGTATTAGCATTGGTCCATATCAATCCATTAGTGCTATATTGCAAAATATCTCCTAAAACCGGATTTTTATTGATAGCAAGATTGTTGCTCATAATCATTCCAGTCAAATTTGTAGTCTGAATTGAAGTTAAACCTGAACCATCTCCTTTGAATTTGGCCGCCGTAATATCATTTGTTACGGTAAGATAACCGGCAATGATAGTATTTGTAGGATACATCGTAATATTAGTGTATGTCATTTCCATGTATCGATTTGTGACACCACTCTCTGCACCACCCAGAGCCAACTTAGGTGTACGAATCCACATATCATCGGTTGCCTGAATGACCGCTACACCAGATCCACCATTGAAAAACCATGCTTTACCATCGACATCTCTTCCAATAAAGAATTTTCCATCAATTGAATCAGAGTATGGCAGATTAGAAACACCAACTGGCATTATAGCATCTAGAATACGCAATCCATTGGTTGTAAGTATAACATAATTTGTGCCCAAAGAACCTCTTATTTGCCATACGGTTCCATTATTAGTCAATTGCCAATTGTTAGTGATCAATGAACTAGTAATACTCAAATTAGAATTTACCCAAAGTAGATTGGTTGACCATGTACGACCTATTCCATCATGTGACATCAGAATAGATCCAGGAGCCACAATATCATTAGAAGCAATAAAACGATTGGTCATATATCCGCCATACCAACCATCAATTTGTATATTAGTCAGACCAGAACCATCACCGATATGAACGCCACTCGAATTCACAATCGGATAATCTCGAAAGTGCAAACCACCAGGCTGGGACGCTGGTACAGTACCAGATCCAAGTACGACGGTATAGTCATAGTTACCAGCACCACTTGGAATACTACCATTGCCTATAATAACTGCTTCAGCAGCGTCTAGTGTGTTAGCACCAAAACCACCAATGGCAATAGAACCATTTTTAGCAGCAGAAGTATAACCAATTGCTATACTATTCTCATCGGCATTTGCTGAAACACCAATAGCAGTACTAGAATTATTAGCTTTAGTTGCAGAGCCTATACTAACAGACATATTAGTAGCAGTAGCCAAAGTACCGATAGCCGTACCAAAATTATCTGTTTTAGTTCGTATACCTACACTAGTAGAATTTGATTCCGCATATGCGTCATTTCCAAAGGCTAAACTCCAGTATTCAGCACTTGAATTATTGCCAATAGCCGCAGAACTACCAACTGAACTCTTAGCTTGAGCATTATATCCAATGGCCAAACTATTGCTTTCACTGAGTGCATTATATCCAAGTTTATTTGTCGCGCCATCTTCGGTAAAAACCGCAAAGGCACCATTGATTAAGATATTTGTTGCAACCAATTCCTGAATTTGATCAAGAAGATTATAATAAACGTTAAGCTCAACAGCATTTATACCACTCCAAACATCATAAAATTCATTTGTAAAATAATTGTCATTTGCAAATAGTGCGGCAAACTTAGATTCATTTGTACTAACTCGAATATTCAAATTGTTTGTCGCATTCTCCAATGAACTGATTTGGCTATTATAAAGAGAATTATTGGCTGAAATGCCATTGGTAATACTCGTAAAATTACTATTGACTTTAATGAAAGCTTCACGGACTTTATCACCTGAGCCATCATTAGGATTTGTGCCAGTATTAATAGGATTTAGAGTTGGCACGGCTGATTGACCTAGAGCCGTGAATACCGTGCTTAGAATTAGTAGAGCAATTGTGATAAAGCTTTTCATTTTTCTATATTTATATGCCAAATTATTCATATTATGATCTTCTTAGATTGGTGTAGGTTCATATCCTTCACTGAATCCAAATGTATCTATGGATTGAATCACCGTATAATTTGAAGGTGTATCGTTTGCGGAACTGACCTGTACGTGCACAAACTCACCGGCCGGATTGGTAGTATCTATTCCTGTAAGATTTGAAGGATGAATACCAGCTTCGACAAATTTGATGATACTCTGAGATGAGACTGGACCAGAGAATCTGATTCGCATCGTAAATTCAAGAGTATACACTATTGCTCGACGGACCGTAAAAGATCCATCATAATCATCTGAAAGTGTGATAGAATTCAGAGTCACTGGAACATCAGATAATGAACCGGGATATTCCATGTCCTTGATCGTAACCGTATATTCCGGTTGAAATTGTGGAAGTACTTGCTCTAGAATCTGAAGCACATCATCCTGATTGCGCCCATAGATATTCAATTGCACGTTTATTGAATATGGAACTGATTGCCATGTCAGATTGCGTTTGGCCGGATTATCTGCGGTTGGAGTCAATGAAGTATTTAATCGATTGAGCTTGATGCTCGTATCATACTGAATCGATGTCATCTCAAATGAGATACGAGGCACTTTGATAGCAACTTTATCATCACTTAGATCTGGTTGCTCCGTAATCCGATCTAGAAATTTTTGTTTTGGACCATAAGAGATTGGAACACGTTCAATATTAGAGACGGTTCCATTCTCTGCCACACGTCCAATCGTGATGTTATTGAACAGATTTCCAAAGATTGCAATGCTCTTCTTGACAATCTGATTGTAATTGTAAGTCTGTGTAAGCATGATTATTACTTATCGGGTTCACCAAATGGATTCACCTGAGTAAAATCGATGATGTCATTGGCCCGTGTTTCAAATGAATTGTTTTGAATATTGATATTGCCATCATTCAGAGCTTCATCACCATCCGATAGATCTATGACACGAACAATCTTACCAATGGCTCCAGTTTTATTTCCAGTAGCCGTAACATTGGTTGTCAAAGGATGAACTTTACCATCCGTAAATCGTAAGACACCGAACGTGACGATCAATTCTGTTTCTGCCAGATTGCGTTTCAGATCAATGATCTTTGCCGTACCTGTTATCGTTGAAGGCGAAGGCCAGTTCAGAACAATCGATTCTCCAATATCATAATGTTCAGTTGAATTTGTGGTATATTCAACGACCGCACGATACGATGAATCCAATGACTTCTTCAACTGTATTGCATCAACCTCTTCTATTCCTGTATTCATATCTTCTCCGCGGTATTCAAAGAGTTCGAGCGACATTTTATAGACAGGAAGATTATTGAGTTGATGGAATGGACTTTCGAGTTCGGCAAATTTGATTTCAAACAATCCATTGATACCCGGAATATAGATCAGATCACCTTCAGAAGGACGGATTTTATTTGCCAGACTCAGATTTTTATTGACCTTTAATTCCCAGGTTCGTCGAGCCACCGCAACCTTGAGTTGATTACGAATCTGAAGTCCAAATTTTGACATCAAAACGCCGTCACCCTCGTAACCTTCAACGGATTCAATATACATCTCAACCGGATATGCATGATTGAATTGCGATTCCGTATCCTCATTCAGAATCTTATCTTGAGAGACGATTGTTCTGGGGAGATAATACATATCAAACCCATAAACCTTAATAGACTCTATTATAAGATCTTCATAGAGCCATTTCTCGGATTTTACGTTTTGACCAAAATATACTGAGCGAGGCATAATGCTATTTATACCTTACATGGTATTGCTTAAAGCCGTATATGCCTTACAATACTTTAGCCTATCTCGAAATCAACAGGAGTTTCCCATGTAGATCTGATCTCAGCTTCGAGCTCTTTGATCTCTTCTTTGGCTTGAGTCATAAGTTCAGTACCATCAATAGTAACGCCACCAGGAAGCTGCATTCCTTTGAACTTAGAAAGATTCTGTGCCCATTGCTTTTTAATCAACGCCGTAGCATATCTCTTCAGATATTGATCATTATAAATTCGAGTATAATCCTGAGGATTCAATGTCTGATAACATTCTACGATGATCCACGAGCCAACCGGAATACGCATCTTCCAATCGGTCTCAATATACAATCTGGATTCATGCCGTGAGAAAATGATACCCTGATCCATACCATTCAATACCATGTCAATCAAAGACAGATATTGGCGTGTCATTTCATAGTTGATCAAATTGCCTGGACGGCGAAGATCATACAGATCATTCAAATGCAATTGATAATCAACCGAGAAGATGCCTTGTGTAGAATTGGCCACACCGATCGGCAACACTCGAAGAACATATATGAGCTGCTCAGGCAGAGTGACATATTGATTATCAAAATCTTCCTGTGTGATCTGATGTTTATAGAAGTTCCGAACAACCGCATCCGTATGAAAATTCTGATAGTACTGAATAGCCTCATCAATTCTATCTTCTACTTGATCATCATCGACATTGATTTCAATGACTGGAGCTCCGAGCTGCCGTAAGCAGTAATCGATAAGTTGTTGTCTGGTTGCAGGATTTGCCATGATGCTATTTATATGATATTTTCATGGCGCAGTCAAGACCGGTTCTTCACCTTTACCTGCCCATTTCTTGCCAAACTTGGTCACGGCCCATTCCCAGGTGGCCGCGCGCCAGCGGAACATTCCATCGAGCACACAGATACGACGAAGTTCGGCATTGGTGGCTGATCGATAACTCTCTGGCAATAGATCAAGACGGAGCATCTGCCATAAGACATCATGGACAAGCGCACCGCGCATAGAACTTTTGGTATCCATGGTTGGTCCACTCGCACCATCCCAAGCATAGCTTTCTTTCACGGTCAATAGACCGTCCTTGGTCATGCTAAAATAACGATGCTCAATTTCCTCAGGAGGACGGATTGCGGTCTGAATTTGAAAATCCTCCGCGAGCTGATATTTGTAACCAGACCAGTATTTGATGCACGTAGTTGTCATCGTGTGTATTCAACCGGAGGCAGCGGCAATGTGCCTGTGACTTCACTTGATGGAGTTATCCTCGAGGTTGCCGCACATCCCGCTAGCATTAGCGCCAGCATTAGAGTTAAAATATAATGGACCATATAGTCTTTCGTTCTGCTTCACTTAGATTTACTTCCACCAATCGTCCACCAAGTTGTTTTTGTGGCTCGACAAATTGCACATGTGCCTGTCCATTGCCATCACGGTGAATGAACACATTGATGGCGTGCCCTCCTCCAAGCCGTTCACTCATATAACAGACCGTACCGAATGCCAATCCGGTTTGTGGCCGGCCTTGTGTCTTGGCCCACAACAATCCCGCATACGCCCATGTCAGCCGGGAGAACTTGTCGCAATCCCATGCTTCCTCCGACCATTCGGTCAGACCCAGACCTTTCAATACAGAATCAAGGGCAGAGGCAAATGTGCCGTGAACCCATGAGGCCGTTGGCAACATGTACTCACCGTCGAGTAGCAACACCGCATTGGGATTGATGCCAGTGGCGGCCAATGTATTACAGACGGTTTGATGATTCATAATGGTTTGGACGCCGTGGCCTTTAATCGCACCTCTGGATCGAATTTCTTCCAGTTACTCTGATGTCCCAAGCGTAAATGACATTGCTTTCCGACATTTTCACAGAGCGTCAATAGATTGTTTTCATCTAATTCCAACCACGGCTCGACGCTAAATGGTATGACATGGTGAACCTCCAATGCCGTTATGGCTCCACATCCTCGACACCAACCCTCCCGTGCCAAATGTGCTCGTCGAACATTTGGCCAGTCTTTAGAACGCTTATGACCTCGCAAAGCAAACCATTTGGCAACTTTGGAAATCGGATTGATCATGGTCGCGTACTCTTAATGGCGGCTGTTACGGCCGCTTCGGTGACCGCACCAAGTGATTCTGTACCATTGTTTTGATAGCCGGTGACGGTAAGCGTGCGCGTGGTGGGCGTAACGGAGACGGAGATTTTCTGAGCCTGCGATGTGACGCCGAGGCTGGTGCGGGTGAACGATTCGTTGCCGTTCGTCCACTTGGTGACGGTGCAGCCCGAACACGACAGCAGAATAATCATCAGGAGCGCCGTCGCACCGATGATGCACAGCAAATCAATTAAATTGCATAGCCAGAACTTCATGGTTTTTTTATCTGGGTGGTTTCAAACGAAACCTCTTCCGCCGGATGTTGTTTCAGGAACAACAGCACATCCTTGGCAATGCTGGCGAGGCAGACCAGCAATCCCTCTTTCAATGTCATGCTAGGCACGATGACACCCACGGCCAGCGCGGTGCAAAGACCGGTGATGGCAGCAACGATAAAACCAAATTTCCAGCGTTTCCAGTTCATCTGAATGATTCTTTTGAGTTATTTATATCATTGATCATTTGATCAAATCATAATAGCTCAATCTTAAAAAAAGCCTTTGGTGAATCGATGACAAATTGTGCCGTGCCTTGTGCATTCGTAGCAACTCGCTGCCAATTATAAAGATTAGTGGAGTAACTTATCACACAAACAAGTCCGGGCTGATCGGTTTTCCAGCGAAGTGTGGAATAATATACCGATTCCGAGTGTAATATTTTTGATGATGCCAAAAGTAGAGCCGCCGCCACAATGATTCGAGAATTGTTTGAAAATAGAATCTTTTCTTTCATTGGTTTCTAATATTATAACATATGAAACCTATAAGTAAAAGACTGAATTTCTAAACTCTCATTTTCAAATGGCTCATCGATTCATTCTGCATGAATGTGTTTTAGCCTACCACCTTTCTTCATCGCCGCATCGTGAAAGGTGATGGCTGGTGATGTGACAATCTCACCACCGTCGTAAATGATGTCCTCGCCGGACTTTGTACCAGCGGCTTCGGCGATGCGAAGCTTTTCGATACGCCGACGTTTGGATGGAGTACAGGACTTCGACTTCATTTGACGAACGTTACCGTTACGTTGTAGCCGCCGTTGGTGGCGCGGCTAAATTTGCCGCTTTGGATGTTGCTGACGGCATAACTTTCCGGCAGCGCAACGAGTTGCGGCACGGCTGCTTCTGGCAACGTGATGGTGGCCATTCCGGTGACGACCACGACTCGATTGGTGCCATCGCTGCGAACCGAGATGCTGCCGTTTTCCATGACAGCGTTTTGCATGAGCGCACCGGCCGCTTCTGACGCCAACGTTGTTTTGGCGACGGCGCGAGTGGTGGTAGTCGTGGTTTGCACCTGTAGTTCAGATTGCGCGTAGATAACCCCCGCCGCGAGGACGAGGCCGATGGTGAGGAGGATGAGTTGTTTCATAAATCAATATGAGCTAAACCGTTTGCTGCTTCCATTTGTTCCGGCTTGGTAAATCTTTAAGATTTGGTCGCTGGTAAGGTTGGTCGCGTAAAAAGCCACCTCATCAATCAAGCCGTCAAAGTGGTAGTCATCGCCAGAGTAGGCAGAAATTAAGAGTGGCGCGGTGTTTTTGGACATATAAGGCGACCCGTTAAAAGTGTGTGTGGCTACTTCAGACCCGTTAATGTAAAATCTGAGAACGGGCTGATTAAAAACAACAGCTAGGTGAGTCCAACTGTTTTGGACTGTAAAAGAATATACGTTATATGCTGCCCATCCGTCATTGTTTACAGAGAACACGGTTTGAATATCCCCCTCAACTCCCCTGCCCAGAATATACCCGAGTAAGCCAACATCATCTCTGGTGAACATACAATAGTCAGTTGCGCTTCCAGTAGCTTTTGCCCACCACTCGGCGGTAAAAGCGTTGGTCATATTTTCAAGTCCGGCATAGCTTGGGAGCGATAGCCATGAGTCTCCGCTGCCAAAATCGAAAGCATTGTCGCTGTTCACTATACCCGCTGCGTAGTTAAACGTGCCATTAATGGTCGCGTAGTTTGTTCCAAGGTAGTTTGTGGTGGTGTTGTTTGCATCCATGAACAGCACCGCATTTTTAAGCTCGGTGTTGCTGACCCACAAGCTGCGATATGTCCAAGATTGCCCGCCACCACTCAACCCCGCCAGAAACGCCACATCCCCAAACGTGAACGCCTGACCAAACGCCAGCGAACCGGAAATCAATAATAGAGCGAGAGTTCTCATGGTTCGATGGCGACGGCGTAGGTGATTGACCAAGCTGTTCCCTGCCCGTCGTCGTGGATGGTTATCCAAGCGACTTTGTTTTGTGGTATTGTGAACGGGCTTGCGCTTCCAATGGCGCGAGCATCGGTGATGCTGATGGTTAGTGTAATATTCCCAGAGTAACTGTTCAGCAATTTGAAGCTCGTCCAACGCGGTTTTCCTGTTGCCGCAGGCGTGATGCCGGTGATGGTAAAAACGTTATCACCCCCCCATTCATATCGTTGGTATCCGTTGTTTAGTTCAAGAATAGCGTTATAATAATCGTTCAATTCAGTTCCGCTCCAAATCTTGTCTTGAAACACAATGTTGGTGGCTTGCAAATTGGTTAGCCCGCCGCCGTTGCCAGAGCCAACACTTAAATTGCCGACGCTTAAATTGTCAACGGTTAAACTGCCAACACTTGATATGGCCGCGGCAGTGTCTGTCAAATTTTCTGACCAGCACTGCGCGGAGATAAGAACGTCACTTGTTATTACATTAGTGTTGTCAACACCATTAAGCCAAGCAAGTTGATTTGTAATGACAATAGGCATCGTAGTATTGGCTTGGATTCGGAGCGCGGACTTTCTGCCAGCCAAAGCGTTGGTTGGAATGATTTGCAGCGAGGTAAAATTTGGATTTCTTGCATCCACAATTTGTTGTTCAGACGCAGCGAAATCCCAAATAACGATACCGGTGTTTGTATAGGCATCTGGTGTATTGGTAATGACGGTTAGAGAATAACCACTTGCAAATTCATTATTTACTACCCATGTGCCTTCCCACGGAAATGTGGCTGAATTTAAGAAAAGGTCAGCGTTATAACTATTTGGGTCATCGTGGAAAAGCCAAGCCGAACCGGATTTGTAAATGTAATTTACTCCATCAGTGTATTTCTCTCCATCCCATGTCATTGGCACATTAACAGCTCCCAAAAAAGCCATAGTGAATTTTATCGTATTCGTTCCATAAAGAGCGATGTATGGAATAAGCTCAGGAGTAAGCGTGATAAGCTCGGTGACGATGTTGGTGGATTGCAAGTTGGTCAGCCCGCCGCCATTGCCGGAAGCGATGGTCAAATTGTAAGCCGTCCCATTCGTCGCCGCCACATACGCGCCGGAGTTCGTCGCGGCGATGGTCAGGTTGGCAAGGTCGGTTTTGAGCGCGAACTGATTGGAGAGGCCGAGGAGCACGGTGGGCGCGGGCGCGTATCTCGGGTTTACGGCGCCCCAGTTGCCAATTGGCGCTAGCGCGTTGTCGTTGGTGTAGTAGATGCCTTCCTCGCCGTAGAACGCCCACGTGCCATTCGGAACGGCATTAGAGTAGAGGTAGAAGGTGCCGTTGGTGTAGACTACCCCTGCTTGGAAGTTATAGATACCGTTCGCCCCGGCTACACCCGCCCCGCTAACCACATATGCTGCGTTTGCGCTCATGGCCTGTCCCAAAGAGGTGCCAAGACCGGCAATATTAGTGGCTTGTAGGTTGGCGAGCCCGCCTCCGTTGCCGGAAAAATAGGCTGCTGTGTTTGTGCCGGCTATTAGCAAATTTCCTGACCCGATTGTAACACGAAAAGGAAAATATTGTGTGTTCCCGGGCGCACCATCCACGCTAGTTGTAATATTTACTTGATTAATGCCTGACTTCCAATACTCATCAAAATGATACGTCGCATTGACTGCATTCACGGATGCTGAAAGCGTCCAACGTCCTTCATAGATTCCTTGCCAATCCCACTTCAATGCGCATCCATTATGGTTTGTTGCCACTTGATAGACACCAGATTCCGTGTATTCCGTGTAGCTATAATAGTAAGTGCCCGCATAAAACTGGGCATCAGGCCCAGTCACTGTGGCTGGATAGTCAATATATTGATTGACCGCGAGCGTTCCATATACCACACCATTCGTCGCCGCCACATACGCGGTCGGATTGGTCGCGGCAATGGTCAGGCTGGCTAAGTCGGCCTTGAGTGCATTAGTAGTAACAAAGGCATTTGTTCCAACAAAAGATGCTGCATTAGAATAGGCAGCTGAGCCAAGGCCAACGATATTAGTCGATTGAAGATTGGTTAGTCCAGCACCATTGTAGACGATTATCCTATTCGTATCAGTAATGACCTGAAGTACAATATTAGATACGTAAAGATTTGCATTTACCGTATTATTTGTTGTATATGGAGATTGCGTAATAGGATTATTACCAGCATATACAATACTGGTAATAAGCAGGCAAAATAGAACTGCAGCAAAATAAAATTTTTTCATACCAGTTGTTTCCAAATACCACTGACAGCAATCCAAAGTGTAGAATCGGTATCATTGACATACATTGCGCCAGCAACAGGAGGCAATTCCAATTCAATTGGAGTACCATTTCCATGCTGAGCTTTAGCATAAATTCCTCCAGTTGCAACTTGCACATTTGCAATGTTTATATTACTGATAGATTTAACTTTAGCTTGTATTGGCATATTATAATATATTTATTTCACTCGGATTCTAATTTCCCAGTCCGTGCAGTCCATACATCTGCGACCGACAACGACAAAATGGAAATTGCTAATCGTGACCTGTGGATAAAT